GAAGGAGAAGGGGATGATATGTTTAATATCTGCAGAGTTCTTTGTTTGTATGCTAGCAATCTATCAGCATAAGACTCTAGCCTTACATAGTCTTCACCATCGCCCTTAACAACATCTATAAAATTAAAATTAGGAAACAGGTCATACTTACCTACTTCACTAAACATTATCCTATCACCGTAGTGTTGAAACTCTGTATTATCATCAGAGCTACTAGTAGCGTTATCATCGTACATTACATTAGCTACAAAAGTTCTTCTATTAGCCACTACGGCTGTTTTATATCCTGAGCCTGTCTTACCAAATGCAATTTGCTTTGTGTCATTAGGAGAGTATCCATTTATACTTTCATAAGTGTCTATATTAGGTCTCTGTGCAAATAAAACCCAATGATTATCAGAAGACACTAAACTGAAGTCTCTGTTTGTTAATGCTGTGTCTTCAGTAACCCTAAATTCTCCAGCACCGTCTTCAATCCATCCTTTATACTCATCAACTAAAGATGCTCTAACACCCCTTCTGATATCTATATCAGCTATTAAAACCCAAGGGTCTCTAGACTCCGCTTCTCTAAAATATACCCTGCCTCCAGTAACTCTTCTTGGATATCTTAAAACTCCATTATCGTGAGCATAAACATTAAAACATAATTTTTTAAAACCTTCTAAAGTTTTAGTTCCGCTAGCCTTTTTTATTAAAGACTCTTGTTTACCATCGTATATAAATGTAGCACAAAACTCGTAGTCACCGGGACTAAATTCACCTTCTCCGTTTGTTTCGTTTATTGCAAAACCCCAACCAGAACCAGAAGTTGGAAATTCTGCTGAGCCATCTATAGTTGTCTCTAAATTAAATTCAGTTGGTGGAGCTAGGTCGTTGCTTACTTCATAAAAAGCAGGAGCTATTGTTCTATGTACATTTTCAGAGCTAGTACCTTGGTCGTATTGAAATTGATTCCTATCTATAAACCCATACCACTTAGGAGTGGATTCGTTTTTAAAATTACCATCAGCAACTCTGAGCGATGAGTCTATATAGTAAAATACATATTCAGGGCTCTCATTTGTCTCTAGTGAATTTACTACTGTAATCTTATCAGCAGACCAAGCATCAGAACTATCTGAATACACGTCTACTTTATTGTCATCTGTATTACCTAATGCTAATAACTGGTCTCCAACAATACCTATTCTTTGTATAGTAACACTAGTGCTTGCCGCAACATTTTCATCTGTAAGGTCTTCTGCAACCCGTATAAAATTATTTACAAAATCATCAGTTCCGGCAGGATTCCAACTTGAGCCAAGGTAAGTTGCTGAACCATCATCTAAGTCACTTCCTATACCAGTAATTGTAAATGTTCCATTATTACTAGCAGTTCCTGAAATTTTAATCTTTACTGGGAAATTCGTAGCTGAAGAAAGTATATTATTCTCAGTCCAAAAATTATCATTATTAATTCTAATAGTATCACTTGCCGCTAAAAATATTATATTATTACCATCTTTAGTACTATATGCACCAACTCCATCAGCAGTAAATGTAACACCTCTAAGACCAGTAGCTTCATCAGCTTCAAAGTAATACAATCCATACCCGGGGTTTATTGATGCAGTGTGCACATCTACACTATTTGCACCTAGTCTTAATGCATTACCATTAGTTTCTGCATTAAAAAAACTTCTAGGCCTAAGCTCCCCTCTGTTAGAAGTATCAAAATTAGTTATACTAGGAGACTCACCTATTGCTAAGTCCCTAGCGTTCTTAACTGTATTTATACCCCTACCAAAGTCGTTTATATTAATACTAGCCTTAGGCATTAATCAAGTATCTCCACGTGTACTAAGTCATCAAATCCATTATCCTTAACATCTCCGTCACTATCCCAGTCGCCACCCCATCTTACTTTCAGTCCAAGTTGTTGTGCTATACCACGTATCATTCCACCCATATAGTGGAACCCATCTCTGTTTTTCCAGTCAATAGGATAGGGGGCTAAGTCTACCGCCTTTCCATCCATATGCTTCGAATACTTTACTTTCGTTGCCCCCTTCTCCAACAGCTCTTTCTGTCTTTCTTCACTACGCAATCCTTCTATTATAGTAACATCCATAATCTTTATTAGTTCATTAAGAACGTTTACCAATCTAGCATCTACGCCCTTTAATCTTTCTTTACTTCTTTTTCCAAATCTAGGCATTGCGAACCTTCCTTGCTATTGACTTACTGTACTTAGCCTTTCTTCTTCCTGAAGCAGAGGCTTTTCTTTTTGCTCTGTTTGTAGAACTTTTTTGACTGGGACTGAGACTTTTCCTAACTGACTCAGGTAAGTAACGTCCCCTTTTTCTTTTTGGTTTTTTCTTATCTCCCTTACTAACATAATCCCACTTTTGTTTTGACCACTTAGAAAGTTTATTACTAGAACTTTTCTTTCCAGAATATCTTCCACCAGCCTGCTTGTAGTATTTAACTGCAAGTTGCATAGCTCTAGCTGAGTGTCCACCCATCTTAGCTCTGGCTCTTGCTTTTGCTCTAGCCCACTTCTTTGGGTCTTTCTTTTTAGCTGTAGCCATTACTTTTTCTTTCTTGGTTTAGAATGTTTCATTTGCACTGCAAAATCGGCAGTAAGACTAGCACCTTTATGCGGTTTAAATTTACCAGAATGCTTCATTAGTTTTACTCCTCTGCCTGACTTCATCCAGTGGTATCCAGCAGGTGCTTTTACTTTTTTCTTCATTACCATTTCACCTTATTTGCCCACCAAGCCGCTGACATCTTACCTCTGGCAATATTCTTAGCGTGACGAGCCTTAAATGATTTACGTTTTGCTTTCATTCTAGCAGACTCACCTTTCTTGGGCTTACCTGCAGTGCCTGAAAGCTTCCCAACTTTCTTACCCTGTTGACCAAAGCGTATTGTTTTTATCTTACTACCTTCCTTAGCCACTACTATGTGCGACTTAGTAGGATGATTAGGTGTTCTCTTAGGTTTATTGTAACCAGATACACCAGCTCTCTTAAGTCTAGAGTCTTTCTTTTTTCCCTTCTTGGCAGGCATTATACACCAATCTTTTTAAGTAGAACGCCTTTGATTACTTTCCAAAGAGCTTCTAGTATAGCCTTTTCTGTTTTCTCGCTGATAATAGGAATATCTACAGCTTTATTAATTTCATCAATTATTTCATCACCAGTTTTGTCAGACAATAGTTCGTCTGCTATCATTTTCATTAACATTATACTAACCTCATTATTGTGTTTACGATTACTGGAAAAGTAACAAGTGCAATACCGCCCCAAACTTGAAGTTTAGCAATATCTTTTTCATTACTTGTAACTCTACCATTTAACTTATCTAAATGTTTTTCTATCCTGCCTAATGCAGAATATATATTCTTCAACCTTTCATCGTGCTTTACCAATACTTGATATATATCTTTATTGTCCATCTTCCTGTCCTGTTATACTATGAAATCTACCTCCATTTTTAGGTAACTCTTTTTTAATCACCATTGTCTTCAACGCTTCGTTAGGAACTGCCATTTTAATTGTCCACCTACCATCTCCGTCTTTCATATAAAATACTGTCTTTCTTATGCCCATTCTAACAATTCTAGCAGGCCGCTCTTCAGGGCCAAGGTAAACAACGTCGTCTTGGTTAAAATCGTTCCCAATAAAAACCATAAGTCCTTCGTAGACATTAAGTATGAGTCCCTTAAAGATAGATACGCCCAAGTATGCAAAAGCCACCCAGACAGCCTTACCGAATAATTCTTCTGCAATATGTTGAAATTCATTATGATTCATTTCCGCTTTTTCTTACCCCAACTAAATGGATTTAGGTTTAATTCTTTTTCGTAAAATGCTACTTTCTCTGCCAACTCTTCTCGTTGAGCCCTTTCTTCCAAGATATGTTTATCAAGTAAATTCCCAATCTGTTCATCAGCAGTAGCCACTCTGTCCTCAAGTGACTTAATCCTATTTTCAATTTGCCAATAACCATATACCAAAACTGCAACGAGAACACATCCTTGAGCAAGCCATTTGAGATTAATGCTAACAATGGCGTTATCATCAAGAATGGTAGTGCGATAACTTCTAGCGGTATCTGGTTTTCCACTCATTTCACCGATATATCTTCAAACTGATGGTGCAACCAACACCAATTAGATTGCTTGTAAACTTTTCCATGATAGTAATGCACACTAGAATCAGCATCCATTATCTCTATAAATACTGTATTTGAAACAGTATCCTGCGGTGTAAGAACAACACCTCCTACGCTCCATCCTTGACTGCAACCGCTTAACATCAACATACTGAATAGGGATACCATAGCTCGTACTAACAACCTCTAAACTCCTTTTATCTAATTTATTGTTCAAAATATATTCTTAAACCAGTTTTTAATTTTTTGCCACATAGAAAGTTTTTTCATCTTAACTCTTCTTTGCATTCTATAAGTTCTTCTTACCCTCTGTAAGCTATGCATACTGCTGTAGAATCTGTATGATTTACAATACCACTGAAGTTACCATAAAGTATCTCTCCGGGTATAAGATTTACAAATGAATCTATACTATCACCTATATTAGATGTAACCTTTATTTTTAGAAATTCAGTTGTACCACTAGAATCTTTACCTAATGCCTGTATAGCAACCCAAGAACCTGTATCTGGATTCACAACATTGGTATCGTGCTCCGCTATAACATCGAAACCATTCTGACCGATTAACAGATTAGCGGCTTCTTTCTGTGTGTATTTATATAAACTCATATTAAACCTTTAAATGTTTAGAAACCTCTTCATCTCCAGCCATCATTGGAACTATTCTAGAAAGTAGCTCTGACTTAGTTTCCGAACTAGAGTAAGATATACCTCTCTTATCGTAGAAATCTTGTATCTCTGCTTTTGTATTGTCCATTGTAGGGTAATCAGATTGAGATGTAGCTACGCAGTTAATAAGATGGTGATGTCCGGGGTCTAATCTTCCATGACCGCCACCGTGACTGCTATCGCATCTATCAACATAAGCCTGTTCAATTGTTGCCCAGCTATCACTTCTCTGGACAATCTCCCCATCCACAACCAAGAAGTATTTATATCTAGAAGGATAAGTCAGGGTCTCAGTCGTACCGTCTGGGTAATTCTTTGTCCTAGTAGCACCGGGAGTTGTATTCCTATATAGTCGTAAGTAATGACCCTGAGAACTTTTCCTTATAAGCATTAGTCTTCTTTAACCTCTTCAGATTCTAATGATTCTTTCAACATTCTAACAAATGCATCGTGACCTACTCTAAGTTGGTCTGCAATAAAACCATTAGATGCTTGTTTATTTTGTATGTCGTGTATATGATTTACCATCATCTTCTGTTCGTCAGTTAAGTCCTCAATGATATATTCTACACCATCAAGATTAATAACTGGCTTTTCTTTTTTTTCTTTAGCCATTATTAGCTCCTTGTTTAGTTAATTATTCTGGTGATTCTTATTCAGACACGGCTATGCTTTCTGCATAAGCAGACTTAATCTCATCTGTCCAATTATCTGCA